GTCGAACACGTCCACAACCCACGGCGTCATGTCCCAAACCTCATGAGCGAGCGCGACATCTTCCGCGCCGCGCGCCTCGTTCCATAAGATGATCGATCGATATAGATCGGTGGCCAATACCAGCTCCTTAGTTTGTGGCGCCGGGCCGGCGACCCGTGAGGCCGTCGCGCGCCAAATCCGTTTGCAACTCGGCCCGGCATAACTCATCAACGTTTAGGCGTCCGCTTCATCGGCGGTCGCCCGCCCTTGCTTCCGGTCGGATCGCGCGGCCCGAACAAGTCGTACATGCGCCGCGTCGTTCTGAATTCGTCTTGCAACGCCGCCGGTAGTGCATCGAATGCAGCCTGCCCGGTCGTGAACTTCGGGTCGCGCCAGTGCTGCGACCACCGCTCGCGCTCGCGGCGCATGTTCGACTCGCTCCACTTGGCTTTCAACGGCGGCGGCTTGTCCTTCCACCGCTGCTTGGCCATCGCGCGCGCCGCCTTGCGCGTCATCTTTCTGCCGGCCGCAGTCTTGCGCGCGTGCTGCTCGACTAGCGCGCGCCACTTCGCGCCGTCCTTCGACGTGAGCCCGCTCTCGGCATCGACGACGATAGCGCACCCTTGCACCAGCGCCATTAGCGAGGCAGCGTAATCGGCGCTCGGCCGCTTGCCCTTCGGCCCCGTGCTCGCCGGCTCCGGTATCACGTACAGCCCGGCCACCACAGCGCCCTCGGTTGCCCGCGTCCGCCTGATCCATTCGTCACGGTCGTCGCCGCTCTCGCCTGCTGTGTACTCGGCGACGATGCGCCAACCGCGACGCGCAACGGCAGCCTCGATCAGCTTGCGCTGGTGCTCGATGCCGTGGCCACGAAGGGCGCGATAAAATGCGGTGCAGGTTTCCACATGCTTCATGCCGTGAACCATGCCACAGCAGTTGACAAAGTGCAAGCGGGCGTGGCATGAAGATGTGGATGGCGCGTGTGGTCGAGTAGTCAGGCACCGGGCGCCCGGATACCTCCGTGCGAAGCGGAGCGCGCGACCATCACGCAACAACGACGAAAGAGGCCCGAGGATGATTGCCGACCGCGACCGCAGATTCTACGAACGCATGGAGCGCGACCGGCTCCGCAAAGCGCAGCTCGCGAAAGACGAGGCGAGCGGAGTTGTTGCTGACGGTGATGCCGTGCGGGCGAAGCTGATCGAGCGCATGCACGCTGGCGAGATGACACTCGAACAGGCGCAGGCCGAACTTAAGCGCATCCAGCGCGAGGCGAAAAAGACCGGCCGCCCGGTGCGCGCCGACTACTTCAAACGCTGACATGGAAGGCCCGCAGATGAAGCTCAGCTACGCTCAGTTTTCAGTCTTGCACACACTCGACATGCACGGACCCAAGTCCGCAGTCGAAGTCATTTTGCCGGAAGGCATGGATGGCAAGCGCAAGACGCGGCTCGAATGGAATATGGCAACCGGCCCCACGCTATCTAAGCTGGAGTCTGCGCACCTCGTTACCGTATCGCGCACACCACTTCCCACAGTTCGCAGCGCTGTCGGTAGGTCTGGCCACCCGCGCCGAAAGCTAACTATTGCCATCACAGACGCCGGCCGCGCGGCTCTCGCGGAACAGTCAAATTGAGGCCCGCACATGCACGGCGGATACATGTTCGACATTGAGTGCGGAGCATCCAGCAGCTTGGACCACAATAGCGGCGCGCTCTCGTCAGTCCGCAAGGCGCTTGCAGATCTTCGCGATTTGGAGCCCACAGATGCCGACGCAGTGCAGCACATTGCAGACGCAGAGCGCTCACTGAGAGCTGCGGCGTTGGCGCTCAAGGATGCAGGCGCGCATGATTGATAGAGAGAAAGGCCGCAGAGATGAGCTTCCAGCATCCATATCCGGATCACGCCTACCTTGAGCGGGACAGCGAGACGAACGAAAAGCGCTGGTACAGCACGAAGGGCATGGGGGTCGCCTACGTGCACGAGGACCGCGCGGCGGAAGATATTGAGGCGGCTGTTGCAGCCGAGCGCGAGGCGTGCGCCGCAAGGGCCCGCGAACTCGCGGGCCACTACGAACAAGGCTCTGACGGCAGGAACACGTTTATCCTGCTGGCAGAGTGGATCGAAGCCCGTTCCAACCCGTCAACGTGAGGCCCGCATCATGGCTCGGTGGCTCGTAGGATGCGAATTTACAGGATCAGTTCGCCGCGCCCTGCGGTCACTCGGTCATGACGCTTGGTCGTGCGACCTGCTGCCTGCCGCTGATGGCGATCCGCATCACATCCAATGCGATCTGTTGACCGTGCTCGGTGACGGCTGGGATGGAGCAATCCTGCATCCTCCATGCACATACCTCGCAAACAGCGGCGTGCGGTGGCTGTATGGTGGGCGGGGGACAGTGCGGGACGATGATCGGTGGCAGAAGATGGAGGACGGCGCGCGATTTTTCCGCGCCTGCCTCGATGCACCGATTCCGCTCGTGGCCGTCGAGAACCCTATCCAGCACCGGCACTGCCGGGAGATCATCGGTCGCGGCCCCGACCAGACGATACAGCCGTGGCAGTTTGGGCATGGTGAGATAAAGGCCACATGCCTGTGGCTCCGTGGCCTGCGGCCTCTCACGCCCACGCTGATCGTTGATGGTCGGCGACCGCGTGTGCACCACGCATCTCCGTCGCCGGATCGGTGGAAAGAGCGAAGCGTTACCCTTCCCGGCATCGCCTCTGCTATGGCGATGCAGTGGGCCGGGCGAGTGCCAATTCCAGAGATGGCTTAAACATGTTCAAGAAAGGCCCGATGATGAGCACGCCAAAGCAGATGGCAGAACGCGAGGTGCGCCGCATCTCGGCTAAAGCTGAAGCAGTGCTCCGCGACGCAGCGAACGCCGTCACAGACGATAGGGCAAAGCACGCCGTTGGTGTTGCTCGCGAGCTGTTCGACAACGCGCCGTGGCTCGCGACCACAGAAGCCCCCATCGGCGGGTGCCTCAACATGAGGTACTGCGACCTGTACGCGCTGCTCGTGATAGCGACGCCGACTGAACCTGTACGATAGAGGCCCGGCCATGTGGCAACCAATCGATACAGCACCCAAAGGTGGCGGAGCTGAAATGGTGACGGACCCAAATTGGGTTGAGCCACCTATGCTGCTGCTCTACTGCGCAGACGGCAATCAGGTTGTTGCGCGATGGGATTGGTACTACGCCGAAGGCGGCAGAGGATGCACTGACGGATGCGCTTGGGTTGAGCCCATGTCGAGTGAGCCCGTCAATGTCCAATACGGCGTGCCTACGCACTGGCAGGCACTTCCTGTCCCACCGAACCATGTACGATAGAGGCCGCCCATGCTCGCAATTGAACCGTGGCGCGTGACCGCCGACCCGGCAGACACTGAAATGTACGCTGTTGCTGGTGCCTATGCTGTAGCCGGCAACCTGCCCATCGAGGACGCGAATCTAATCGCTGCCGCTCCTGACATGGAGGAGGCAATCACAATGCTGCTGCGCGACATTGCCGAATATGAGCGCATAAACAATCTGTCCCCGTCGCCGGGTAAGGCAGACGCTTGGCAGTCCGTTACATGCGCCAAGGCCGCGCTGGCAAAAGCGCGCGGAGAAGTCGTTCGATAGAGGCCGCAATAATGAGCCAGCATTGCATTTGCGTTCTCGACGACAGTGGCAATGTCATCAGCCTGTGCATGGAACACGCGTTGATGATCGATGCTGCTGTGGAGTCCGTGCGCGAGGCGTGCGCGAATCTTGCTTTTGAGTATGGACAAAGCGAATCGGATAGCCCGGAAATGGTCGCTGCGGCCATCCGAGCGCTTCGATTCCGTATCGATGACCGAGGACTGGTTCGAATCCAGGACGGGCAACATTACTCCGGCAAGGAGTGGACCGACGCCGAAAAGGCTGTGCTGATGAAGCGGGCTGGCGTCTCTGGTCTTGCTATGAGTCTACTGCAAATGTCGAAGCGTCGCAACGAAAGTGGTGCAGATGAATAGCAAAACGCCATCCGGTGAGCGACTGAAACAAGCTGTGTCTGCCGGAATATGGGTTGGTGGCGGCATCAGCTTGATAGGGTACGGATTCAGTATCCATGCTCCATTGGCCATCGCAATCGGGTCGTTTCTGTTGCTCGTTCCATCCATCGCATTGGCTGTGTTGATCGCCTACGACAGGACAGAAGGTGAGTCACCCAGCGATCACATGATACAGGATAGACCCGACCGTGAGGGCGACAAGAAGGGCTAAACCGAGCTTGAATTGAGGGCTCACGGGATCAGCCCTTTCAATAGATGGGCGACCACCGGGAACTTCTCTTGCGCGAGGATGTAGACCGCCCCGGCGAGAGCCAAGATCGCCTTCTCGACAAGGCTCAACCGCTGATCGTGCTTCGCGTGCGTCTCGAAGTGGCTCCCGTGCTGGTTGGTGTGCTGATCTGAGATCACTTCGAGGCGCGTAACTCGCTCCCTCGTATCGACTTCGTGCTCCGCCATATAGCTCGGAGACGAGCGAGTCGCGTATCGCCGTGAGTTGGGCATGGTTCATGGTCTCAGCTCTTGGACTTGTTCGCGCCGTACTCACACCCCCACGCGGGCCGCGACTTATTGTTGGCTTCGATCTGCGATGCTGTCGGCTCCGTCAGAGCGTCCTTCTTGCTGATCTGCTGGTGCTGCCAGTCGCGGCAGAGCTCGTCAGCAGTCACGACAACTGTCTTTGAGCAGCCGGTCAACAGCGCCGGGAACAGCAGCATCACGGCGCACAACTTCATTCGTCGCATTGGCTTTCGCCCCCTCTTTTTTCGAGGCGGCAACTATCTTTGCAGCGCCGCGTTGTTCGACCGAACGATCACGCACAACGCAACTGGTGACGAGTAGACCAGCCCCGCCGACGATGGCGGCAAGCTGGATGGAAAGACGGGAGAGGCCGAACATCATGCGCCCCTCCACTTGTCGAAGGCGATCCAGCCGAGCACGCCGAACACCACGAGCAGCCCGACCATGAGCAGTGGATCGGCGCTGGCCGAAGTCGCGAGCCCCTTCCATGCGCCGACCTTGGCCGCTGCATCTGCGGCTTGCGGCGGTGGCGTTGGGAGGCCATTGCTGGCGACGTAGGTGGACGCAGCGGCCACGCTTCCGCCAACTGTGACCTTGGGCGCCGCATCCTTGATTGCCGCGGTGCGCCGCGCATTTGGTCCAGGAGACGGCACGTCGTTGTCAGGCGAGAACTCGGGCGCCACGGCACCGCCGAACGCCAGCGCGTGCGCCTCGTTCCATTCCTCGTCTGTGAGTGGGAAATCGGTTCCGGCCTCGACGCGCGCCATCGCCTTGCACAGCGGCACCGCGAATGCCGGATTGCCGATCAGCTCCTTGGTGAGCATATCGGTCGCCTTCACGCCGCCGTTGGCCTCCAACGCCTTGGCGTAGGTCGGGGCATAGTAGCCGCCGCACCATCTGCCGATAGCAGCCTCCACGGTCTGCCCAGTGTATCGCCGGCTGAGAAGGTCGAACATCGCCGCGGCGCCGTGCTGCTCTGTCGGAAACGTCGCGCACTTGTTGATGGCCGGCTTGCCCTTGTAGGTCCATTTCAGGGTCTCATATGCCGTCGAACCAAACTTAGCCGACGACGGCCCCGGCTCCATGGCGCCGGGGTTCTTGTTGCGTATCGATGCGGGGATCATGCGGCCTCCACCTTCGTAATCATGCTGTGTTGGATGATCTGACGCACGGTTTCACGTAGGGACGCATGGTCGCGTTGCAACGCATCGAGCTGTTGCGCAACACGCTGCCGGTCGCGCTCCAGTTCCTCAACAAGCGAAGTCAAAAGGCCCCGAAGATCATCCGGGGCAGCGAGCGGTGCTGGTTCTGGCTGTGGAGGTTGTTCCGGTCCTTCCCGCGCTGCCTTGATGGCGCGGGCTTCCTCGTGGCTGATCTGGCGCACGGACAGCACCTGGCCGCCGCGCTGCGCTTCCTTCATCGCATCGATGCCGTTGACGGTGATGAGGACCGACGTTTGCTCGCCCGGGCGCTCTACGGCGTAATAGGCCGTTGCACAGCGCATCACACGTCACCCCAGAACACGAGCGAGATGCGCGCCAGATCGGCTGCGGTTCCGGCGCTTGCAATCGTTATCCGCAGAGAGCTTGTCGTGCGCGCCGTATCTGTGATGTAGTTCGCGCCCGCGGTCGCCGCAAAATTCGCCGCTCCCGACCATGCGAAATTCGTCGATGAGAACGTGACGCCGAGGTTGATCGTGTAGTCCCCAACGCCGTTGTCCGTGATGCTGGTGACGTTGTACGATGCCGAGATCGCAGGTGTGCCGGTCCCGTCGAACGTGACCCAAGCTTTCGGGTGGCCCGGGTGACGGTCCTGCAGGTCGGCAGTCACCGCGCGGCCCGCAGTCTTGGCTTCCATCGCCGCTGCATCGGCGAGCTGCACAGTTCCGAATGCCGAAGCTGTCGCGCTATCGATAGCCCAAACCGTGCCGACGTGGCGATAATAACGGTCCTCGTCAGCAATGAACGCGATCCACCCGCAGTCGGTAGCGGGCGTGTATTTCACCCATGCAGCGTCGGTCCACTGCACAATGTCGTGCTCGGCAAATGATGACCATGCGCCGGACGGCGACGACGTGAGCAGGTACAGCTCACCGGCCTCTGGAGCACCCGGCGGCGCCGACAGCCGGTCCACGATGGCGAGCACGCCCTGAGACGGTCGAATGAGCGGCGTTGTGTGGCCGATCACGCGCCAGTTTCCGCCGTCCGATACCAGCGTCCCATCCTCGCCTGACAGAGCCAGCGCAAAGCTCGTGCCATACGAGGTCGCGCCATCCGAAATCGTCTGCGATGAAACCGTGCTGACAATCGCCTGATTGGCAGAGCCCGCGTGCTGAACCGTGATCTGCCAGCCGTCGCCGACCGTCGCCGCGCTCGGCAGCGTCAGCACCACGTCGCCGCCGCTACAGTTGACGGCAATGACCTTGTTCTGATCGTCGCTGACAATCGTGTAATCCAGCGACTTGGTGACAACGGGCCGCGTCACGATCACCGACACGTCGCCGGCCGCAGCAGCAACAGCGCCCTTGATGTCGTCGTGGGTCGCAACCTGAGTGCCGCCGCTCGTCTCGATGGTGAGCTTGTAGGGGGAGGTTCCGACGTAAACGAGCGTTTTCGTGGTGCCGTCCGACGTTGGGTAGCCGAGCGCGTCCGTGGTAACGCTCGTGCCAATCGGAACAGTCAAATCGGTATCGGAATAGACGGTCTTCGGCGTGGTCGTGGCGGCATCGTAGAACCGCACCACGGCACCCGAAAGCGGCGCGCCCGTGCTGGCGTCGGTGAGCCTGAAACCGGGGGGGAATACGGCAACGGAATCGGTCATGCGTCAGTCCTCTCGCGTGCTCATGAACGGAAGCATCAGGAGCGCGTTGCGGTTGTCGATTGGCTCGAGTTGACGCGGGACCATTTGATTTCCGAGGTAGCGTTGCGCCGGGCGGCTCATGATGCCGCGCGCGGTTGCAGCACGCGCCAGGGTCGGTGCGGTGGCGGCAAGCCCCATCGTGACAAGATCGCCGCCACTGGCGACACCGCCGGCCATGCCGGACAGCATCGAGGCAGGCGACGACACAACGCCTTGCGCAAAGCTGCGCTCCGCGGTGCCGGACGAGCGCAGCGGTTGCAACACGGCAGCGCCGGAGCGAGCAAGGTCCGCCATCGGGTGACGGCCGCGCACGTATTCGCGCTTGTTTGCTTTCTTGATGGCCGTGCGCAGCAATGCGGGACTGATGAGGCCGGCTGTTGCGCCTTCACCCGCACCGCTGGCGGCGTCCTCAATGGCGAGCATGTTCCGATAGCGCGTGTTGAGATCGCGAAGCTGTGTTGCTGTCGCCGCTCGTTGCGCCACGCTCGGCTGAGACCTCACAAGCTGACGGTCGAATGCGTCCACCATTTCGCCAACCGCGCGGGCCGCATCTGGATCGCTCTTCAAAGACCGTTGAGCCTGCCGGAGTTCTGAGCGGTAGCGCATTAACTGTTGACCGAGCAGTCCCGTTTGACTCCGCGTTGCCGTGATGACATCGTTTGCGAGGCCGCCGATCATGTCTCGGCGCATCGTGGCTGGCGTGTTGCGCTGGTATCTCGTCACGATGTCGTTGAGCCGCCGTTCGAAGCTCGGCGACTGAGCAATGACGACGCCGTTACCGAAATTATTGTATTCCCTACCTATGGCGTTGAATGCCTGATCCATCACAGGACCAGTTGCGCGATCGGCCTGGATACCGGCACGCGCCAGGGCTGCACTAGTGAACTGCTGTGCGGCCTCCTGCTGCATCGCCGTGGCGCGACCGCCGCCACCGGGGACCATCGCCGTTGCGTCCTCGATCCACCGAACGCGCTCGTTGCCCGTGCGCTGCCCTGCTGTCAGAGCGTTGACACCGGATTGCTCCAGCGACTGCACAGCGGCGGCGCGTCCAGGATCGGCCGGCGCTGGCGTTGCAATGCGGCCAGCGACGCCAGGAATTCGAGATGCCGCCAGCGCGCCAGCCACGCGCGCCACGGGTTCATAGGCTGTGCCTTCTGCCATCTGCCCCGCCGTTTCCGACGTGACCGCCGGCAGCGCCACACGGGCAGCGCGGGCAGCGAGACTGCCGCCGCCGATAGCGCCCGGCGCAAACTCACCGATGGTACGCGCATACTTGCCGGCCGTGGTCTTAGGCTCGTAGAATTCTCCCGTGTAGCCCTCAACCCGCTTCTTGGCGTCGTTATAGTTCGTGAGGAACGTATCGGAGTCTACCGGGGGTTTGACGCCCACCAGACCAGCGCCAGCGTTAATTCCAGCACGGCCCAACGCTTCAATGTTGCCCGGTAGCGTGGCCAGTCCGAGACCACCTTGCACAAGGCCGATGCCAGCGCTTTTCGCCACATCAGACACCATCTCCCCAGCGCTGACTGGCTCTGTAGCAGCCTGCAATCCGACACGCTTGTCGAAGTCGGCGCGCGGCACGTCGGCATAGAACTTCTTGTGCAGCGCGTCGGCAAGCTCCGGGTCTGATAGGTAGTTATATTCTGGATACTTGGCGCGGATGTCGGAGAGCGTGGCCATCTAGTACAGCTCCTCTGATTGTCCGTTCCCAAGCGCCGCCGCAGCAGCGCCGCCACCGCCAAGCATGCCGGCAAGCCCGTACTTCTTCAGGATTTCAATCAGAGCGTCATCGAACACCACGTAGTTGCGCGAGCCGTCGCCGGCCGTGCGCGAGCCTTGGTCAAGGTAGCGAATGCCTGGGATTCCGGCTCCGCGTAGCTTTTGAGCGACTTCCGGGCTGTCCAGAACGCCAATGTCGCGAAGTGACTGCCCGCCAAGGAGGCGATATTGGTCAATATCTGGAGATGGACCGCTCTCCTCCAGAATACGAATTCTGTCTGCCATCTCCGCCCTGACTGACTGACTAATTGGGTTGAATGTTTTAACGTCATACCCAAGCGAAAGTTGCGATTTCAGAATATCGATTTCATGCTGACGCGCTTTGGCTGCGGCCCCGATTTTTGCATCTTGTGGCAGGACATCGTAGACGGCGCTGCGCACCTTTTCCGGCTGCTCACTCAGCGGCCTATCCCAGTCGAGGAAATCCTCAGGGTCGGCGTTGATGCTGACCTCGTACATGCGGCCGGGATTCCACTGCGGATCATCTAGCGCCGCAACTGCTGCATTCAGTCGAGCGAAGTCCTCAGGATCGCCACGGGATAGAATGCCGGGCTTGACCGTGCGCGCCAACGCCTTTGCTCTCTTGACCGCCGCAGCGCGGTCCCCGCCAGCGCTTTCGAGCAGCGTCCGCGCATAACTATCGCCTGCTGTATTGTGCTTGCGAACACTGTCCTTGTAGCTCTTAGCCACCCCCTCGTTCTCAGCAAAATACAGCCCATGCCCATACGCCTGAGCACCTTCGCCCGTGCCGATCTTGTCGAGGCTGAACTTGTCGAAGTCGTGCGGCGAACCGTGGAACGCCTTGATGCCTTTCTTCGGAGCGCCGGGGATCATTCCGGCCATGCCGAGCGCGAGCGCCGCGCCGCCGCTCATGTAATCGCCTTCGGCGATGGCACGCGAGCCTTCGCCGATCATCTGCCCGGCGCCGTAAGATCCCATCGTCGGCGAAATCATCTCCGCTACAGGTGCGAGGTAGTCGTTCGGCCGCTGCGCTTGCGCACCAACCTGCAACAGCGCATTTTGACGGCCACCTTGCGTCGTCGGCGTCATTGGGCCGAAACCGTAGTCGGGCAGGTTCATGAGGGCATTGCGGCCCATCGAGCGCGTGGTGGGTCCGAACCAGTCGGTCATTAGTTACCCCCAAAAAGTCCCATTGGATCAGGACGCGGCTGCTGTTGCGGCTGCTGGACCGCACCACCGCCTTGCGGAATCTGACCACCGCCCTGCAACCGCATCTGAGCCTGCACCTTGCCCTTCATGACGAGGCGCTCGTAATCGGCCAGCGCTTCGAGGTATCCCTCTTCGGTCTGTGACGTGTTCATGCGATTGACCGCAGCCGTAGCGGTCTGGCCTTCCGCGTTCGACAGTGCGCCCATGCCGCGAAGCTGCTGGATCGCAGTCAGGAACGCGCCGCTCGTTGCTTGGTCGTTCTTGCGCTGGAAATCGTAACCAGCAGTTCCTGGCACGCGGTTCATGACAGACGAGAAGCCAGTTCCCTGCTTTCTGCCTGGATCATTGCGGATTGAACCGATGAGTTCGAGCGCCGTATCCGCTGAACTGATGTCGCCGGGGGCAGCCGCGATGGCCTTACCTTGGGCTTCGCCGATGCCTTTCGCCCGCTCGGCTCCGGCAAGGTTCGGGCCGATGTTCTCGACAACGCGGCCAGTCGCCTTGTCGCGCATGGTGTCGCCGACCGTCTCGACGCCGCGCGATGGCTGCAACGCCTGCTCGCCGAGGCGCAGCGGTTCGACCTTCTTCTGGCCGCCGGCGCCGAACTGGACGCTGTAGAAGTTGCCGTCGCGATCCTGGACGATGGTGCCGTTCTTTCCGAACGCGGCCCCCGCGTCAGACGCCTCGCGATTGATCTTGCCGATTTGTGCCTGCTTCATCTGCAAGTCGAGATCGCGCATCTGATCGTCGCGCGGGTCGCGCCACTTGCCGGCCGCTGCCATCAGCATTTGCGGCCCGGTCATCGGGTCCAATTCCTCCGGCGACAGGCCGTCAGCACCGTGACGCGAGATCACGCGCTGCCACGCTGCGGCCCGCTGCGGACCCTGTAGCCGCTCCACGGCCGATGCCGCGTTGCCGAACCATTCGACCTGCTGGCGCGCGTCCTGCTTGGCGTCACGGCCGCGCTGGTACTGGCTCTCGTCCTTCCTCATGTCGAGCTGCTGCTGTTGCATCAGCGCGTTGCGGTTCTGGTTGTTTTGATCGCGGACGGCGCTGATCCCCTGGTTGATCGGGGAGAAGTCGATCAGGGCGTTGCGCGGTGCTTGAGCGCCAGGAAGTGGGACGTAATAACCGGCCATGTCGTTCCCTCACTTCTTCGTCGGCATAGATGGCGGCATGCCGTTTGCCACCGCGTATGCGTTGATTGCGGTGCCGACCAATCCGGTGATGTTGTTGATACCCGTCGAGCGCGTGCCGGCGAGGGCGTTGCCCATCTGTTGGTAATTCGCGGCCCGCGTGGCACCGTAGCCATAGGCGTTATCGCCCTGCTGTCGCCGGATGTCGGCCTGAGCGCCAGTCGCCTGCAGGCCCTGCTGGCCGAGGTTCATATAGCGGTCCATCGCGTTGCCGTAGTTCTGCGACAACACCCGCTGGCCGGCGAGCGCCGCTGCTCCACCAGCGCCCTGGCCGCGCGCATTCATGTTGCGCAGCATGGCATTCGAATCGGCTGCGAATTTCCCGCTCCACTGCGGATCGCTGGTGATGATGCCCTGAGACGAGGCCCGCGCGTCGGCGCCGTTGAGGCCCAACAGGTTGTTGTAGAACTCCTGCCCCTGCTGGCCGCTCCGCGCGTAGGGATCGAGCATCCCGGACGCCTGGTCATAGCGCTGGTTGCTCTGGTCGAAACCCTGCTGCAGCGCTTGGTCGGCCTGCCCCTGTGCAACGCGGAGATCGCGGCGGGATGATCCGCCAGAAAGATTCGATAGGAACCCCATTCAAGACCTCATCGGAATGATATTGCGCCAAGGTAAGAGTGCGTCGAAGTAGATAGCGCGTAGGCAGCATCGTCTGCCGTGATCGCGGACGCCCCGCCGTCGATGTAGAATGACACGTACAGAACAGCGAAGTCGGCATCGACACCCGACGCGGGCGACGAACTGCCGGAGCCTTGCGCCAACGCCAGCACCACGCCGCCGTCCTCAACGGCCAGTGTCAACGCGGTCGGAGGCGCCGCGTCGTAGGCCGTCACATAATCGACGGGCGTTGCACTGTCGGCGCCGCTGATCGCCCATGCTGCAATGTGCATCACCGACGTTGCGCCGGAGCGCGTCACCACGACATCGCCAGATGTGCCGGACGGAGCCGCGACGTAGAAACGGATCGACGTCTCGGAGCCGGTTCCTGGAAGCCGGTATTCGGTCGCCGAAACGCCGCCGATGGTCGCCGATGTCGTGAACCCCGGAGCCGACAACAACGCCACGCATACGAAGCGGTCACCGGTATCAGGCCCGAACGCAACGCCCGTGAACGTGAACGTCGAGACACTGCCTCCGGTCCAGCCTTCCTCGTCGGTGAACGCGATTTCAGCCGCTCCCGCGTCGATGACGATCACTCTAGGCACTGGCGAGCGTCGTGCTGTAGGTGATGGTGATGGACATCCCGACGCAGGCCGCGTTGCTCGATACCGTCAGCGTCAGATTATCGTCGGTATCGGCAACATTGGAGCTGCTGTGTGCCTGTGCCTCTTCGGTACTCGATACGCTGTTGGCGGTGCCTCCGAGCGCCGACGCGCCAATCTTTACAGTCAGCGTACACGTTCCGCTGGTCGATTGCGTGCGGACCTCGGAAATCGTGGCACCGGTCGGGAATGGCCTCAGCAACACCGTGTCGCCGTCACGCGGCTTGGCGATGTAGACCGAGAGCCGATCCGTCTGCAGTGCTGCAGCCGCGCCTGTCGCCTTGCCTTCAAGCGCCAGCATGCGCCTGGCTTGATCCTGCATCCAAGCGTGTGTCGTCTGGCTTGGGCGGCCGTTGCTCGTGGTAAGGGCCGCGCTCGGGACCGGGACAGGGATCGCCATCAGCGGTTTTTCACAATCTGATCGCTCTCCGGTATGTCGTAGTCGAGCCACGGGGCTCTGGCGCGGCGCTCGTCTGCAGACAGGTTCATGCGATTTTGCACAGTGCGGGCTTCGACCTCTCCGGCGAGCCGCAGATACATCGCGTACTGGCTCGACTCATCATTCAACCCATTGAACTCGGCTGGGCTACCACCCGGAGAAAATCTCTCTTTACCTTGGATTTGATGTTGCAATTCATGCAACATCAGCGATCTTGCATTTGCTACGCTCGGAGAGACAACAGCGATATTCCCGTTCATGTAAGCGACGCCAGCGTTTTGCTGCCTACGCGGGTTGATGTCTACTTCAGCGGTTCGATTCATAACGCGCGGGTATGCGTCCTCTAGTTTTTGGTGGCTGATGACCTCCCTAACTGGTCCGTCTTCAAATATCCGCATTCCTTCAGCGTAGGGCATCCAAGTTTTGCTATCGTCGATTTCCCACCGCCACTTTCCGTCTGCACCTGTAAACCAGCCCGTGTCATTCCAAATCCTCTCACGCGGAATGCCCTCAGACGCCATCTGTTGGGCCTTCGCCAGCATGCCCTTGTTCGCTGTCCGCGCGCCTGGACCAGCGAACATCGCCAGCATCGGCAGACCGATCTCAGCCGCTTGCTTCCAGTCCCGGTTCCCTACGGCACGCGACAATTCTGCTGCGGCTTGACCCGTCCCATAAGCTCCCATCGTCGGGCTGATCGCCTCGGCAACAGGAGCCAAATAGTCGTTGGGACGCTGTGGCTCTTGAACCGCCGTCATCATCGCGTTTTGCCTGCCGCCCTGCGTCGTTGGCGTTATCGGGCCGTAACCGTAATCGGGGAGCGACATGAGGGCATTCGAGCGAGGCGTGCGCGTGGTGGGGCCGAACCAGTCATCCATTCTAGGCCCCGGTCTTAGATTGCAATTCCGCGTTGCTCAAGCGTCGCGGGACATAGACGATGCTCCGCACGATACCGTTGAGCCCATTGCCGCCGCTGGTCGGGCCGATACCGATGCCCAAGGTCGTTATGCCTGTCGTCGGCATCGTCACGGTTGCATCGCTCGTTGTCGCGGCCCCGTTGACATAGGCTTGATAGTCGTTTGACGTGACGGCCTCGCCGAGCTTGCATGCGGCATTGGCCGTCAGCACGTTGGTCGATGTAGTGGTGACAGTACCAGCGCCGCCGACCGCCAGTCGATGGCCGATGTCGTCGGTCGTCGTGAAGGAGTGCATCACGCGGTTCGCCGTGGTGCCGTCCGACAGAGCGTGGATGACATGCAGCGTCGCGTTGAGATCGGTCGGAGTAAAATGTGTGACGAGCGAACCAGAACTGTGCAGGAATGGGAACGTGCTCGTCGGCAACGTCAGTGAGTCCGCGGGCCGCGTGACCGTAGTCCCGTCCGTGATGATCGGCGACGTTGCCACCGCCCCGGCTTCGACCTGAACGAAATCGATGCTGCCCGCAACCGTGCACGTCAATGTGCCCGCCGTCGCGACGACAGCCAACGAAACGCGGTCGTTGGCTCCCGTACCGTTGAGCGTCCCCGTTGCCGTCCCGCTCAACGTGATGGACCCGGTTCCGACGAAGCTAACTGTGTAAGTCGTGGCGCTGGTCGTGATGTTCTGAGTGACCGGCACTCTCGAATTTAGGAACAGGTTAATCCGCCCCTCTTCCTGGCGAACGCCGTCCAGCGCGCCGCTGCTGTCCCACTCGAACGGAAGCGTGTATTTCGCTGCGCCGGCCGTCTCGACGTAGGTATCGGCAACCGGAGTTCGGAGCACACGCGCTGTCGTCGGAGACCCGACCACGGTACAGACAAGGCTCGTCGATCCAGCTGTGAACGTCGCCGGAGCACCATCCGTTACCGTGGCGCTGGTTGCGCCTGACAGAACGATGGAGCCAGCCCCCGTGATGATGACTTTGTATTGGAGGTTTGCGACAACCGTGATCGTCTGCGTCGCTACGGCTGCGGAATTGAGGAACAGGTTGTGCGGCTGATATTTCCACGAGCCATCAGCTTGCCGTGTGATCTTCGGGAGCGTCGGAGAGTAGACCAGCTTTCCATAAGGCGAACCGCTGTAGTTGTTGGCCGGAGTCCCCGTGTCGATGATCAGAGCTGACCCGTAAAGCCCGGTTGCGCTGACAAAGTAGCTGTCGCTGAAGTCGAGCGCGAGCCCTTGTGTCTCTCCAGAGAGCAAGCCTGATGCTTTCGATGCGCTGGCCAGCCTTTGTGTGGTGCGCAAACCGATCCCGAGCATCAGTAGATCGCCCATATATTGGAGGCGGTGCCGCCCGTCGAAACCCGCGAAAATGCAATAGGAAGCAGCCCTGCCAGCGCCGGAAATGAGGTAACGGTGTTGCCGAGGGAGTCGATGCCGTTGAGTGTGCCGGCGGTGCCGATCCACAGCGCTCGGCATGTGCCGTCAGGAAGATCGCTGGCGGCCGGAGTCACAGCCACAACGGCTTGCCCAGGCGCCGAAGCGTCACCGATCCCTGAGCGCTGTCGATAGTCAGCTACCTGTGTCATGCGGCGTCCTTTTCTACATCTGCTTGCATCTGGTACAGCGCCCGCGCCACACGCGCCGAGCACGTCACGCGGAACACGCGGCCGGCGCTGCGGCACTGGCCCAATCTGAATGTGCTGAGGCGCACGTTACGCCGCCCCTGCTCGCCGAGCTTCAACCGCCGTTCGTGGCGGAACGTCGCGCCACCGTCATCGCTCCACGACAGCACCAATTCGGGGTCCACGTCCTGCGTTGCGCCCTGGCCAGTGCCGACACCGGTTTCAGCGTCGATGTGGACCGAGTGGAACGTGATGCGCGACGGAAAAGCTGTGACGGGCGGCAGTGTCGCACTCATCACCAGCGGCTCGCCGGCCTCATCACCGAACTCCGCGCTCATCTCGTATAGATTGCCGGTGTCGGCATCGCCAGCGATCAGCTTGCCGGCGAAGGCAGTCACAGTCGATATGCGCCAATTCTCGCGACCGTAGCTCTCGCGGTTGTGCCACAGCCCGGTCACGGTGTCGTAAACCCACGTCCAGGCAGGCGACGTGATGCTATAGAGCGTGTGCCCGTCCTTGACCCACGAGGCCGCGGTGATCTGCGATCGATCCGCGAGCGCCTCGATGTCGCGCTCGACAGCGTGTGTGCTGATGCGTCGGCCCTGATAGCCATCGAGCAGCCGCACCGTGCGATCAGACGCCACCCATGCCAAGCTCTGCTCGACGACTGCGGCACTGTTCGCGGCCAAACAGCCGATGTCTGCCACAGCGGAACGACTGAACCCAGCGCCATCGGCACCGCCGACGTTCTGCCAAAACTCGACGCTCTCTTCGCCGAAGATCACCGCCTCGCCCTGGCGCGCTGCCACACGCACCACAGCATCTGGCGAGGCGTCGGCACGCTCGAAGCTCAGTCCGTCCCATGAGTCCGCCGCGTCGATGTCGCCGACCTGCCACTTGTTGTCCGCCGTGCCGATCACGAATTGTCCATCGACGACAGCAAGCGAGGTCGGCGCCAGCAAATCAACGTCCGTGACCTGCTGAAACGTGGTGCGGTAGTAGTACATGAGGCCGTCGCACACCACGGCAACGTCAGGCGTAGCCCGGCGATTGCGCGCCATGTAGACGGGCGCCGTCTGCGAGATGTTCATCGACCCGACAAGAGCCACGACGCCACTCGCATTGACGCGATAGAGCGCCGTCCCTGCCACGTAGTAGAGATAAGACCCGACAGCGAGCGCGGCCCTCACACCACCATTGGCGCCGACCGTCGCAGCGAAGCCCTGCAGGCCGTCGCTGGCGTAGATCGCAAACTTGGTCTTGCCCTCCTCGCCGATGTCTTCGAGGAAGCAATTGACCAGCCGCGACGTGCCGCCTTGCGGATAGCGAGCCGGGTTCGACTTGGTGGCGAGCGAGATCGGAATGAGCGTCATGCCACCCGCCGGAAACACCAGACCACGGTTCCGTCATTCACGATGGACTCCGCCGCGCTCGGTTCCGTCGTTCCCGACGTGCCCGCCGTGGTGCATTCGTACAGGTTGCCGCTAGCCGTCACCATGTCGCGGAGTGCGTAGGATGTTGACACCTGCCATGCGCCATACGGCGTTGCCGTCTCGCCGATGATGTAGGACGCGCCCGTCTGGTGCCCCGTATCCGTCAACGCGCCGTCGAACGTCTGCGTCGGGACAGCGAAGAAGGCCCCATCCATCATGTCGCGGCCCTCGCTCGCATCACGCGCCAGAATGGGGCCGATGGGGCGGCCGTAGTCCTCCGCTAGGCGCTCGGCGAGAATGGCGACGATGCCCTTCTCGAACCGCGTATCGAGCGGCAGCACGTCGCTCGAACGCCATGAGCCCTCCCACGACGAAATCAGCTCATCGAGGGCCTGTTCGGCGTGATCCATGTCGGCAGCGGACGGGGACTCGTCCGTTGCGACGATGGACAGGCGCCGCAGCGCTCTAGTTGCGATCTGGTTCGATGTCGCCATCGGCCTTGCGCTTCCTCTTGGTCGGCGGTTGCGGCTGCGGTTCTTCGACTGAGACGAGGGCCGGGCTATCGACCCAACCTTCGCCTTGCGGAACGTCCTCGGGTGAGGCGAACAATTGCGCCTCACCCTTGCGGTACATCCAGACAGGACCAGCCATTACGCGGTGCCGGACGCGCGCAACGCGAGGCGCGGGTCGGTCAGCTTGCGGCCGTACAGCACATCGAGGCGCCACTTGCTGATGTCGTTGGTCGCGTCGTATGTCGGGATCAAGCGGATCGAGATGTTCTTGTGCGTCTTGCGAGAACCGCCGTAAGCCGCTTCAGGCATCTCCATCGGCACGAAGGCCAGCGACATCGCCGTCTTGTGCCATGCGAGGTTCTGGACATATCCGGTCGAGGCCGTGCCCATCACCGTGATCGCCGCGTTATCGGCCGGCGCTGCGCTGACGGTCTGATGCGGTCCGCTCGTGATGATCGGCGGCGAGATCGTCAGAGTTGCCGGGCCGGTGGATGCGCCGGAATCCGCGTCGGCGCGAACGACGAACTGCTGCAGGATCGTGGTCTCCGCCTTGGTCTTGGCGTTGACCATGTAGACGCCGGCAATCGTGAACACGTCGCCTTCCTTGAGGATGCCGGTAATGGAGTTCGACCAGCCGTCCGTAATGAGGGATTGCGTCCAGGTGTTCTTCGCAGTGTCATAGGTGACGTTCTGCGTGGCGCCATTGACCAGCGGCGTTCCGGCATGGGCGCCGACAGTGTGCGTCGGTACGACCTGCGTCATCATGGTCGCGACACCCGACAGCATGCCGAGATCGCCGTCGCGATAGGCCGTCTGCACCAATGACGGAGAGAACAACGCCGTCTGCGAGCCGATCAGACCGTAGTAGTCATCCGGCGACAGCACAGAATTGCGGTCGCCACTCGGCATGGTCATCACGTCCATGCGCTTCGGGATCGTCAGGAAGTCGCTGAACGAGTTGATGGTCTGCCCAGGAGTGCCGACCCAGTTGTAGGCGCTCTTGTACATCGTCGAAAGCACGTCCTGAGCGATGGTGTTCGACAGATTGACCATCGCCGGCTTGATGATGCGTTCCGCCATGTCCTCGACTTTCAGCGTCAGGTCGGTCGAGGTGAACTGGAAATCGACGCCCTTCTGCTGATCGACCGTCAACGTGGTCTTGCCCTCGATCACGTCCTGCGTGCTCATCGTCGCGCCTGAGCGAACGGTGAAGTCGGCCGGGCGGCGGATCGAGATCGTATCGCCCTTCTTGTAGCCGTTGACGGTCGAGCCGAATTCGTCCTCGTGCGCGCGGTGCATCTTGTTGAGGAAGCCCAGCTCGTTGTCGAGGATCGGCAGCGCGATCTTGGCAATCACGTCCGCCGTCAGGGTATTGTTAGCCATTGGTGTCGGTCCTTATTTGGGGACGCCCGTCAGCGAATGATGCCCGCTTTGCGTAGCTGGGCCGCCATATCGTCAACGCTGCCCTTCTGTGGATCGAACCCGAGCGGGTTCTGACCACCAGAAAGAACAGGCGCCGGCTTCGGGGCTGTTGATGCGGTCTTGGCCTTCAGAGTGCTCAAGCGAGCTTCGATGCGGCCAAGCTCCATGAGGGCTTGAGCGGGAGACGACTCGAATTTGTCGAACAGATCGGCAGCAGCTTGCGGGTTCTTCCCGAGCCAGTACGCAATTTCTCCGCCGCGCTCCGAATCCACAATGAACGGGGCTGCCCGTGCGTGGATCGGGGTCTGCGGCGTTACCACCTGATCGTAGTCCGGGATGCGTGAGCGCATGTCATCGACAGTGGAGCGCCACGCTTCCTGGCGCGCGACCTCAGCTTGAGCGTGCTCGGCTGCGGCGCGTGCCTTGTGATCCTCGGCGACGGACTGGACGAATCCTTGACGCACCTTGTGCGCCGTGCGTTCGGCCAGCTCCTCGTTCGGATCGGTGTACTGCGACCAATCGGGTTCTTTGGCGGACCGCAAACGCTCCAGTTCGGCCTCGGCAACCTCAGCCCGTCGCTGGGATGCTGCCGCCGATTCCTTCATGTTGCGCCACCGTACCCGGTTGCGCTCGCGCTTGTTGAGTTCGCCTTGCGTTAGCTCTTTTTCCGGCTCGCCGTCCTGCGACGGGGCGGGGTCGTTCTGCTGCTCGGGTCCAGCGGCCTTTTCGGGCTGCGGCGTGGTGGTGGTCGTCTCAGTGCTCGGTTCCGGCGTTGCCGCTGCCGGTGCGGGGATGGTGATGTCGGTCATGGTGTTCCTGATGCTCCAGCGTTCACCCGGTTCGCGGGCTGCGGCGGCGGTTCCGTGAGCTTCTTACGCTTCAACAAATTGTCGAGCATGACGCCTTCCAACTCGGCTTGCGCACGGTCGGATTCAAACTGGACGCCCTGCGATTCCTTGGCGGCTTTTGCGCCGGCCTCTTGTGCCTTGGCCTCAGCCTCGGCGCCCTGAGCTTCCATCATGCGCAGCGCGCCTTGGGCTTGTGCGTCGGCCATCGGATCGGGAGGCGGCTGCATCGCCTGAGCCTGTTCCGGGCTGGCGATTTGCATGATCTGCGGCGGCAGCGTTGCACGGAGGCGTTCGGCGAGTTGGTCGGCGCCGTCGAAGTCCATGTTCTTGACGATGAGATCAGGGCCGACCGCAGCAATCTGCGGGATGCTCTGTGCGAGCTGCACAAGGGCGTTGACAGCCTCGGCGCGGCGGCTGGCGTAGGACGGACCGAGGATCACGCGCACGCTTTTGAAGCTCATCTGCGACAGGTCGTTGTGCTTGAACTCAGATTCGCCATAGGCCATCAGCGGCTGGTTGACCGTGACTTCCTTTTCGGTGTCGTCTTCCCCGATCAGCCTGAGCGTCCGCTGCGTGTCGTAAACCTTGGGGATCATATCGAGCAGCACGCGCCCGAGGTGTTCGAGGCTGTGCTCCAGGTTGTCCACGAAATGCGCCGTGGCTTGGTTGCCCTGCTCAGTGCGCGCCGCGATGGCAACGCCGCTCGTCTCGTTCGACTTGGCGCCGAGGGCAGCGTCATAGATGCCCGTGGTGGCCTTCATGTCGTCGGACAGCATTTGCGCCATCTGGATCAGGCCAGTCGGCAGCGGCGGCGGCGCAACGCGCGTCGGGGCACCACCCGGAACGCGCGAGTCCGGCTTGTAGAGCAGGTATGGCGACGGCGATCTGTTCGCGTTGTCCCAAAGGCCCTTGTACTCTTTGATCTGCTCGACCGTGGCGAGATAAGGCACCTTGGGCTGCTGTCCGAGGCTTTCGGCCGCTACGCTCATAAAGTAGTTGTGGAGCTGCTGCGGCTCGCGCTGAAAGCGGATCAGGCCGTGACGGTAAACGCCCTCATCAAGCGGGATTTCAGCGCCAACAACCGGGATAATCGGAATCCACTGGCACGGGCACTCGGAGGCGTCGGACAGCACGTCATGACCGGACACCAGCACCATCTCAGTGCTGTACGTCGTCACGTCGCGGGTGTTCGTGATGACGCCTTGCGCCACGAGGTCGCGAATCTGCTGCTCGCCGCGCTCGGTCATGAGGTGCGTTGAGCCGTTGGCCAGAAGCGCAAGCGTGGCCTTTTTCGGCTTGCGCTTCCAGAACTCCGCCACGCGCACATAGTCGCCGCTGTTCCATGTCACAGACGAACCGCTGCCCGATGTCGTATCGACGCCGGTAGGCGACTTGCCCTTGTACTTCGCCTTGAACGACGCCAGCGGCATCATCTCCGACACGAGGCACCACTGCATATCGGAGCGGTCAGGCTCCAAAGCAGCTGGATCGGGGTAGACGCTCAACGGATTGAAGACGCGCTTGACCAACAGTTCCTGATCGAAGCTGTCGTCCCCGGCATAGTCATGCACCACGCGGAACCAACCGATACCGCACGCAACCATGTGCTCGGTAGCGCCAGCGTAGACGTGCGATGCGCTTGAATTGTACTGGATGCGCCGCAACAGGCCGTTGGCAATCTCCGCCATCTCGCTCTGTTCGTCGCGATCCGGCTCGACCTTGATCGTCGGCATGTTCATGCGGATCGGATTCGACACCTGGCGCAAGAACTGCGACGAACGATTGATCGTTATCATGGGGCGGCCGGCACGCTCTGCCTTCGCAGCGTCGGACCACTGGAACCCGGCCGTGAATCGCAAATCCTCCATCGCCTCGCGCCGGTTGTCGCGGTCGTAGTCGTGCGACCGCTCCATCGCCTCGCGCGCTTCTCTGACGATGTCGTCCATGGTCAGGCTTTGCCCTTCTTCTCGGTCGACGCCTTCGGATACCCGTAGTCGCGCGGCTCCGTCACCGGCACGTCATCGCGACCGCACCATCCGCACGCATCGCCAGTGTGAAACGTGGCGATGCCGTCATCCACGCGCCCATGCTTCCGGCCGCAGTCGGCGCAAATCCACTCGGGATAGTTCTTCATGCACCCATCCAATCCGCACCAGCCCGCGCCGGCGCTGAACTCCAAGCTTGAGGCTCGGTCTCGGCAAAGCGGCGCATCATGCAGCCGTAGCGCGTGGCACTCATCAGGTCGTCGATCAGCGCCACGATTTTCCCGTCCTTGCGGTGGTACATGCGGAATTCCTGGAACCAGTCGTTGAGGCCGGCGAATACCTTGAAGCGCTCGGTCCTCATCCGCTCCAGCATGTCCATGATGCCGGCTTCGACACCGTTGCCGCCCTCGGCGTTGGTCGCCTTCTCCGCCAACATGTTGAGGTCTTGCTGCCGGTACTGCTCGGCGAGCTGGATGCCGCTGCCCTTGTCGTGCTGCTCGCCGTCGTGCGGCCATGCGACCGGAATCCACTTTCCCCACGGCTTGATCGCCGCCGCATGAACGGCCGGGATTTCCTTCGAGCGCCGATAGCAGGCGGTGACGTAGATGCAATCGTTGTCGCGGTCCCACGCCATCCGCGCCGCAGCGGTCGGGTGATCCCAGCCGAAATCGAGGCCAACGATCTGCGGCCAGTGCCGAGGAATCTCGATGGGCGCGCACTTGATGCGAGCTTCGTCGATGGGGAACACCGCACCAGAGCCGAGCATTGGAATGCCGCGCGCGCGCGCATCGCGCTCGTGCTCCGGGTAGCTTTTGAGCATCTCCGTCTTTTGTGCCGCCGACAGGTGGGGAACGTCGTCCCAGCCGGCTTGAACGCAGAACGTCACGAAAAGCTATTCCGCTGCATCGAGTGTCACCCCGTGATTTTCGAGACCTACTGAAATATTTTTCTCATCAGAGGCCGTCAAGAACTTCCGAACCACGTCAGTTGCACCTTCGAGCGGCGTAAACGTCGCCAGCATGTGGCCGTTGACCGTCATCAAGCGCGTCAGGCATTCGGTGTAGACTTCGAGCGGCGGCTCCTCATCGAGCCAGATCAGGTGCTTGTAGGTGCCTTGGAACTTCTTGCGGCCTTGGTCGTAGGACTTGAAGCCCAACCGACTGATGCCACCCGACACATGCCTAACGCGCATCGTGTCGAAAGCGCCTGATATGCCCCTCGCCGAGGTCGGCGTTCCCACGATCAGATCGCCGGGGATCATGCCCGTGCCGAGATCGCCTGAAACACCGTCGCCGCCGACACCCGTGAGCGCAAATTGAATCACATCGCGCGTCGTCTGTGCCGTGTCGCCGGCCGCCCAGCTATCGATGGGCTCATCGAACCGCTTTCCAGCCCACCAGTCGGGATAAATCCCCGTGAGATGGCACGTCGCCTCGTAGGCACCGACGCCCCAAGTTTTGCCGACGCGGTTCGCAGCGATCATGCCGCGCTCCCATTCCGTCGCGCCGGCCGCAAACAATTCCATGTGCCGAGGGTAGAGTTCTCGACGCAACGGCCCTGCTTCCGGGTACATCGCGAAGAACTTACGCCGCGCCTTCCTCCGATCCCTCTCCGCCAGAAGCGACAGCAACTCCCGCTTTTCCGAGGAGCTTAGTGAGCCGAGTGTCAAGTTGTGCATCGGTCATGCTCACGTTCATGTCACCGTCGAGCTGCAGGCGGTCGCCGTAGACCTTAGGTTTGCGCTTGCCGGCCGCCCACTTGCGAGCATCAATGCGAACGCGGGCCTTGTTCGGGTCAGACTCAGAATCGGCGATCTCGATGACTTCATCTGCGTAGTGGTCGGCCTGATCTTCCCGTGCCCGCGCGTATTGTTCAGCTAATACGCTATCCTCTTGCATCCACTCAAGAAACGACGTTGTTGACGGCCTCCCCTCTGGAGAGCACGCCCTTCTAAGCGACTCCCCACGAGCGATTGCGAGGCATATCACTTTGACGACTTCAGCCCTTCGCTCATCCGTCCACTCGACCGGTCGCGCCATTAGATTGTGATCTGCCTGAACCTGCGCCGACGAATGGTGATCGCGCCGGCTGTTTGATCTGTTGCGGTCATAGTGCTTGTTCCGGAGATAGAGCCAATGCCAGCGGCGTTGCTCCGCCCGGTCGCCTGCATCGTGCTTGCACCAGTGATGGTTCCGACGCTGTAGAGGTATTCATCGAGAGTGATGATGCCTCCGATGGGAGAGCCGCCTATGCCGCCGCTCATAGCGCGAGCGTCACTGTCGATTCGAGAAGTAGTCCTGGCTCCCCGGCATAGACAGGATCGCTCGGATCGGTGAGGCGAATGATGTTGTCTATGTCGATCGTTCTGCTGTCTGCGGACCCGATGGGACGGCACGGATAGCGGAGTTTCGACGGCGTGCTTGCTGCGGTGAGCGTGACGACGTTACCGACCCACGAATACCCAGTGATCGCGATGCGGTTGTCGCTGCCGTCGAACAGGCCGAAGAAATCGGGCGCGGTAGGCTTGACGAGGGTCTTAGTCGCCGGGACCGTGATCGTCACGGCGACATTGTTACCAGTGCGGACGGCCGACGCGATGGATGGACCGCGTAGAGATGTGACACCATCGACGATCCAAGCATTGACGTGCCGGCCAGCGTGGGCGCCCATAAGCTGGTATCCGGCCTCTGTCGGATGCACGGTCGCATCGAGCTGACAGCCGTAGGTCTCGGCGCCTCTGTGGACGTTCGTGCCGGCATCAATGGATTCAATGAGCCGGTCGCGCATCCAATACTCGGCGATCTCGTCTGAGGCGTAGCGTGGGCCGATCATATCAACGAAGATCGGGACCGCTGCCGGCGTGCCTGAGTTGAGAGCGGTCCTGATCTGAGGCCAGAGCACGTCCTCCATTGCCGTCTGAGCTGAGATGGACTGAGCTTCGGTCGTGATGGTCCTCGCGTCCTGCTGGCCGTGAGAGTAGAGCATGATCTGCGGCTTGACGGCATACCCTGAGATCGCACTGAGGGCTGTCGTCAACAGAGGCCCGGCCGTCACCAGATCATCCGCGACGAAGTAGCCGGCGCTCCCGGCATGGGCCTGCAGGATCGCAGAGCCACCGATGCAACGATTGCGGAACTGCAGCACATCGCCAGCGGAAACAGAGACGCCGAGCGTTGCTGCGACCGACGCAGGGGACGCGTCGATCTGCTTGCGCACCACCTCGCAGAACGGGTAGTAGGAGGAGGCTCGATAACCCTCTAGGCCGTAGCTTTGTCCAACAACAAGGACATGCACAGGCCGCGCCATTTGTGCCAGCGTTGCAACACGCGTGGCACCAGCAAATTCAACGCGAATCGCGTGTGCTGTGACCGACGCATTCGGGTTGCGGATACCGAACTGGTAGGCGTTGAGCCCGTGGGGCGTGCCCTTGCTGACCACCTGAGGAACGAGATCGAGCGGCGCGGCGCCAGCCCCGGAGTCCGGTTGCCAACTGATCGCAATGACTTCGGCGGCGTCGAGGCTTATCGTCGACGCAATGCTGTTCGAAGTGCTCGTAGCGCCCGCGCTGATCGTCGTGCCGGCAGGCCGTGTGTAAACGACATCATATGTCCCATCGACGCGACGCTTATATTTGTAGTTCGTCCCGGTGGCCCAGTAGCCCCAGCCGAGCTGTCGCTGGACGTTGATGCGGTTGCCGCCCGTCCTCATTACAACCGCAAAGTCGCCAGCGTCGATTTCGAGCGCCGTCGTCGTGATGTTCGACGGGCTGATACCGGGGCCGATAAAATAGGCTTCGGACCCGCAATCGACGATGACCGTTCCGCCGAACGATGACTCGTTTACGATCATAACCGGGACATAGTAGCGGAGCGCAGCCACATCGAGACGCGTCGTTCCGGTTCCGACCAATCCATAATGGATGGCGCCCGGGTACAGGTCTTCGCAGTTTGCAATGTAATTCTTGAGGTTGACGCTGAGCGTCACGCGGTTTTCGGCGTAGCCAAGCGCGGCGCGAACCTCGTGCTTCGCTATGCCTGCGAGCAGGCTATAGCCAGCCGGGCCGGTGTCTGAGACGAGGATTTGAGACCCGGCAGGAATGTCGTTGACGACATCCTTGATACCAGCCGAGAAGTTGACGAGAGCGTTAGAATTGCTGGACGCGTTCACGGTGTCGCGAACGAGCGTCGTCGATCCGCTCATATGCCCGGTGCCGCGCTCCCATTCAGCGGCGGCTCGATTGCTGATGAAATAATCGAATACGTTGAGCGTCGAACCAGTGCCGAATGCGGTCGAAAAGTCGCGCTTACCGTTGACGCTGGACACGGTGAGGCTGCCGGTCCCGGTCGTTGTCGAGAGCTGGTGTACGAGATCAGAAGCCGCTGGCAATGGGGCTAGTCCTCTGTGACCGTTGATGCCGTCGTCAGGCGCGGCGTAACACCCGATGCGATGGCGATTGCCGGCGAGATCGTGCCGCTGTAGAGCAGTTTTCCAGTTCCGCTCGACGCGGTGCCGATGCCCCAGTGCGTCGCCGTCTGACTGCCACTCGTGGCTTCCGCCCATTCGATCGTGGCAACCGGAGTGACGGTGCCGCCAGAGATCGTCCACGAAGCCGAACTGCGGTTGGTAGCGAGGCGCGCGTAAGCACCCCATGTACATTCACTGGTTGCCTGCGTGCCGCTCTCCGGGTTCGCCGTGTGCAGACTAACGTAGAGTGACGTTGCCGGCGATACCGCGGCGTTATCGGCGACGTTGGCAATCGCCGTCCCGTGAAACAGGAGCTTGAGCAAATCGTTCTCGAAGGTGCTCGACTTGCCCATTAGTGAAGCGTCTCCGTACCTTCAAGGCGATCTGCGAGCCTGCGTTCCATGGCTTCCCGGAGCATGTCAGAGACAATGAAGCAGCTTTGCTCGATTTCAAAGGCGTGGTTCGCCAGCAGATCGGCGAGCGCCTCGATGTGATCTGGCACGTCAGCTTCGGCGGTCATCGTGCTGCCGCTGTCTCCGTTCAGATTCGGTTCAGTTGAGCTGAGGTAGGTTCTAGCCACAGTCAGTGAGTGGCGTATCGCACCAGTACAGCAGAGCCCTATCCGGTGATGCGTCGGGGCTCTGCCATTTGGCGGCAATGCGGGATTTTCGCAGTCAGAGGGCTCCTGAGAGCGTTATCTCTGCTGCCGGGTTGGGCCATTCGCGGCGTATGCCGCTACCCTTCGCCGTCGCGAACAACAATCAATGATTTGAGAGTATTCGTCAAGTCTACCACCACTTATGCCCGTAGCGTTTCCACTACGGGCCTTTTTGTTGCCCGCGCACGGGCCTGCGTCAGGCTCTACGGTGACGGTGGATGCAGGTTCAGGTTGTCGAATGGCACTTGCACCGCGCCGCCGAGGAACCTCCCATCGAGCCGAATAACAGCATTCGTGCCGGTGGTCCGCATCACGGTTCCATCCATGCCGAGCGTCGGGACGTTCACGCGGTCGCCTTTCCTGACGGTTTTTCGCTTCGGCACGGTGTCGTCGTCAGGCGTGGCGCGCATCCGGTCCATGCTGGCACCGTCGAGCGTTCCGATGGAGCGGAACACGATGGAACGGCCGGCCTCCTGGTTGACCTCACTCGGAGCAATGCCGGCATCGGTCGGCACCATGACGTAGCCGGGGGCGACACGACGCAGACGCTCTATGACATCGCCGCCCTTCATCCGGCGCTCCTTGTAGCACGGGGCCTCAGCGGCCACGCCGTGACGCTGGTAGATGCGCTCTGCGGTCGCCGTCGAGAGTGTGAGCACCTGATGCACTCGATATTGCTGCGTGGCTGTCGTCATGGCTGTTGTGCTCCAGAAGTTGACGCAGCACATCAATGGGGACTCGTGCGACGTGCGACCCAGTGGCCTCGGCACACCGGATCGCACGGTTGGTGATGTGTTCGGCGTAGGTCATGGCCTAGTTCCCACATCCTCTGGCTCAATCGACTTACATATTTCGACGATACGCCCTGGCGTGACACCTCGCGACACTAGGTAGTTGACAAACGTGAACGGGTCACTAGGGGGCCTACGCCGACACTTCGCTTCCAACCCAATACGCACGTTAGCCTGAGAAACGCCGCACGATATGGCGGCACTCCTGACCGACCAACCGTTAGCCACGAGGCGGCACGCTTGATCAATTCTACTCACCCGATCACCTCAGAACTTGAACAGCAGCCTGGCGCGGCCGGAATGGTCCGTGGTGTCGATGGCAACGCCGTCGATACTCTCGTCACCGTAGAGCGTAGCGGTGTATTCGAGGCCGACGCCGATGTTGTCGGTCATCATCAGCTCGATACCGGAGCCGAGAACCCATCCGAACCGGTGCGCGTCCGGCCCCAAGTCAGCGGCAAAGTCGAGGTTCGACCACTTGCCGCCGGCCAGCACGTACAGCATGGCGTCGTTGCGCGGAACGTAGCCGATGCGGCCGCCCGCGGTGTAGCTCAGATCGGTGTCGGCCAACTTGATGCCGCCGGCCTTGTGATTGAGTTCGTCGAGTTCGGCGCGGCCGAAGATGCCCACCACGATATTGCCGAGCGCGTAGTCGTAGCCGATGCCGATGTGGCCGACCATCGCGGAGTCCGAGATCGACACGCTGTCGAACCCGTCCGTCGCCTCGATCTGGCCAACGGTCATGCCGGCGCCGAGTTCGATATAAGGCCCGGTCCATGTGCCGCGCTTGTACTCGGCGGCGTTCGGCATGGCTGCGACGATGGACAGCGGCGGCCCGAGATCGGCGGCCGATGCCGTGGATGCGGAGAGCGCGAGCGCCGCCGCGAGGATGTACGTCTTCATGATCTTACCTCGTTTGTTATTGGCTTCTACGCTTCACTCTGATTTTACGGGCCGTACCCGATTGTCGGAGGCCCCTCGTGCTTCCAATCCCACACGAACCACGCATGATTGAAGCTCGGCGACTTGCCTTTGGCTCCTGGCTCCGGTTCGAACCAAACAATGCGCTTCGTCAAAACGACCTTCTTGGCAAATGCCGGGCAATCGCGAAATAAAAACGACCGACCCTTCGCATGGTCGAAATCGGTTCTCATGAGCATCGCGCTCACTCCACCATTCGCCTCCATGAGACTAAGTGCGTGCGCGCAAAACTCAGTCCCTAGTTCATAGGGTGGGTTCGTGATAATCGCGTCGATCATGAGATGTGGCGTTGACGATAGCAGCAAGAAATCATCCCCTGTCGCGACGTCGCTACCCGTAACTAGACCGCCGCTTTTAACCAATGCGCGGGCCATCTTTCCAGACCCTTGAGCAGGCTCCCATATGTGGATCAGTTGCCTCGGCAGGTGGGGCAACAGCGCTGCCGTTACCCACTCTGGCGTCTCGTAAAGGTCGCGCTCTTTGCGCTCATACCCACTATCGCGCTGGCTCACTTCGCACCCCTCCAGGTCTGCTTAGGCTTCTTCCGAACCGCGATCTGTTTCGAGACGCTCAGCCCCTTGGTGGACTTCTGGAGCTTGCCGGACTTGTCGATCCGGTAGCCTGGAATTTTGACCTTGTGTCCGGCCACGTTCTTCGCTCCTGGCTCGCTGTAGCTCATTGACCACTTCGGCCTCTGTCACGCCGAACAGGCGCGCAATCTCAACCGTGTCGTAGCCCTTGCGGAATGCGATCAGAACGGCGCTCACATCAACTCCCCTTCGACTTCGCACGGGCCGATGTAGCCCGGCGGCGTCATCTCGATCCGCGCTTGCAGCGTGTCGGGAACGCACTCCGCCGCGACAAACGTGATCACTTGGCCGTCGGCTCGCTCTGCTTGAGCAAGCTCACCGCGAGCTATCGATGCCACGACGCGGTGGCAGTCATCCGCCAGTACGGGCTGCCATTCGACTTCGCCCGTGACGAGCTTCGCAATGAGGATGAGGGTTTCAGGGGTCATTCTGCGGCCTCGCGGATCATGCGAACGCCAGTGGCAACTAGCGTAGAACTGTACGCACCGCCATACTTCTTAGCAGCACTCGACACCGTTTCACCTTGCACTCTCGACACGCGATAGGCTTCGCGGCCAGCAGAGCGAGCAGCATTGCGGTCACCAACCGCCCACGCCTCCATGATACGCGGCCGGTAGTTCACATCTGCCACACCTCTTTTACCGCCAGCCCTCTGCCGCGCCGCCACGCGCACGTACTCAGGACGGCAGCCGACAATCTCGGCAATCTCAGCGACCGACTTGCCTTCCGCGTAAAGCGCGCGGATGCGATCTGATTTCGTGGTCATGCTTCTGCCCCCAGCATGTCGAGTTGTTCGGCTTTGGTCTTCGGAGCTTCGACGAAAAAATCAGGCTGCTCGTAGGCTTTCGCGATGCGCTTGCATGCGATCTCGAAGTATCCCTCATCGATCTCAATGCCGATGAACTTGCGGCCTAGCTTCACGCAGGCAACGCCAGTAGTGCCAGAGCCCATGAAGGGGTCGAGGATGGTTCCTGAAGTCCACCTAGAGACGTGCCACATAAGATGTACCGGCTTTTCAGTTGGGTGCCATTCGTTGCCGGTACGTGAAGAGCTTATTACGTCGCTAGGACGACCGCACGGAAACGAATGATGCGGACCTGGGTAGAACAGCGCTATTTCTGTCTGCCGCGCGTGCTCGCCGTTAAGATCGCCCATCGACCAATTGTTCTTCACCCATGTTACGCACGACTTAGGCTTAGGAACGTCCGCAAGGTTGTCCCACCTACAAAATATATATTTGCTGTGATTCGCCTCAATGCTGCAGGCCCACAGCAGCGCATCAGTGCTGGTGTCGTTTTCTATGGCTTTGAATTTCGGTCGAACCACCGGGCGGTTCGACCGAAATTCCATCCCATAAGGTGGGTCGCTGACAATCGATCCAGGGCGCGGCAGCAACGGAACAACTTCTCTCGCGTCTGCCAGGTACAGCGTACACTCGCCGATCTCGACGCGGTGGAAGCTCTCAAGCTTCTCGCGCATGGCCGCAATCGCGAGGTCGTAGCACTTCGCGGCGTTGTCGGCGGCGTCGTATCCGTCAGCGTCCTTCATGCCGCCCGCTCCATCATCCGCTTCAGGCGTTCAGCCGCCAATCCCCTGCGAATCAATCCTACAGCCTGATCCCGTGTGAGGCTCATTTTCAGAGCAACGTAGTCCACATCTTTGACGGGGCAGTAGTCACATCGGCGCATCCACTCGACGGTGGCGAGAGCGGTGGCGTCGTCGAATGGCTTTGTTGCCTTGATGGTCATTCTGATTCTCCCATCATGCGGCGCGAGCGCTCGGATAGAGTCAGCTTCTTGAATGTCGATTTCTTCGATGCCATGCCTATGGCATTGCGCTTGCGCTGGTGGGCCTCGATTGCCTTCTCGACGCTCCCATATTCGCGTTCCATCTGGTCTCGCCACTCCTTTCCGAGGCGCTGGCGTTCGAGTTGTTCGGCGTCAGGAGGCCCAAGCATCGAGTTGCGTTTGATGTAGGTGTCGCCGTGCAATCTCCGCTTGTCGTTCGCGCGCTCGTCAGCGATGCGCGTGACCTCATCCATGCATTCGCCGATGGTCGGCCATTTGCGGTAGCGGTTCTTGCGCACCAGTGAATCGGTCGCTGCGTTGAGAACTTCCGGGCTGGCGCCGTCGAGTGCGTGAACGTACTCCATCAGGTAGCCGTCAACGTCATCGGTTTTCGGATCGTCGTAGAGCGTCCGGAACCGGCTCAACATGTGGGTGATGACGTGGCTCATGCCGGGGCTCCCGCTGCCATGCGCGCCTTGATGCGGTCCATTGCGGCGAGGGTTGCCGATGGCTGTCCGTTGGCCTTGGCTGGCTGGTTGGCGGCGGCTGCGCTGGCATACCGCGTGTCGCGGTCGCGCTTCTCGGCGACGATGCGGGCGAGCTGGCTGGCCAGTTGCACGTCGAGCGATTTGGTTCGGTTGTTCGGCTGGAGGTAGCCCTCGGCCTGCGTGATCGCCAACTCGAGCCGTGCGGCGTCTCCGCCGAAGCGGTTCACCCAATCTGCCCGATATTCGTCCGACAGGACCAATCGTCCATTTTCATCCCGCCAGACTTGAGCATAAGGGTCTTGGGGGAAAAAGGGGGAATCTAACTTCTTAGGGATAAGTATCCCCGAAGGGGATTCCATACGCGCGTATGTACGCGAGGCGCCATTAGCGCCAGATATGGCGTCTGAAACGCCATTAATGGCGCGTTTGGCGCTATCTGATGCGCCATATATGGCGTCATTGGCGCTAGTGGCGCTTGCTCCGATGTCGTCCTGAACGGTCGCAATTTCGAGTTTGAGGCGCTGGATTGTGCGGACCGGGATGCAGAGCGTGTCGGCCAGTTCCTTGGCGTCGCAAACGCCAGTGGCGGCCATCAGGGCCTTCAACAACTTCGCAGGGTTGGAGAGCTTGCAATTTGATTCGTGTTGCATTAGAGTTCTCTTGCTTTCTTGTGGTAGAGGAAGAACCGAGATTGACGCCCGGAGGGTTGACCGCCTCCGGGCGTTTTCGTTTGTGCGTTAGGCCGCCGCTCGCACCTCGTCAGGCATGCGCACGAGGCGGCTCATCGGGGTCTGCGTGAAGTGCAGCACTGAGCCGTCAGCGTTGGTCACAGGAGCCGCGTGGACGGTATCGGCGGTGAGGTGGTGGGTGATGCCGACGATGCGGTTGCGGCCCGCCAGAAAGAAGCCCACGGGCGCCATCAGCATGAACGCCAGAGAGCCGCCGCCGGCAATGAAGATGGACGTGAAGCTGGACGTGACCTCATCAGGCTTGATTGCCTGATCCGCAGTCGCACCCGACACCGCCAGCCAGAGCTGGGCGGCGACGTTGTTCTGGTTGACGACAGCCGACGACTTGAAATCGGTCTTGGCCGCCGCCTCGCGATAGCCGTCGATGAGCCGCTGCGTGGCGGCGATGCGCGTCTGCAGGTCGGTAGCACGCTCGGCAGTAGCGATGCGTTCCTGCAGGCCGGCCTTCTCCTTCATCAGCGCGAGACAGCGCGACTTGCATCCGCCGCGCTTGCCTTCGAGTTCGATGGCCTTGTCGGCGCTGGCGAGCTGGGCCTTGAGGCCGTCCGGGTTGACCGTCGGCGCCCACGGGGATTGCTTCGTCAGCTCGGCAAGCTGCTCGGTCCACAGGCCCACATTGCGCTTGTTGTCGGCGACCTTCTCGCGGGCGTCGTCGTAGCGGACGTTCTGGACGCCGGTCTGCTGCATGTCGCCGACGCGGACGCCAGCGCCGTAGCCGAGATGGCTGTAGAAGGCCACGATCCCGAGCGGCACGCACAGAGCGGCCATGACGACGCCGGAGGCGATGCGCTTGGACTCGATCTCGCTGTATGCGGCATCCGGGAGCAGGGCGAAGAAGATCGCCACCAGAGCGAACCCGAGGCCGTGCAGCTTCGTCAGGCTGATGCCGTACTGGTATGAAATCGACGCATCGACGATGAGAGCGACGATGCCGAGCGCCAGCCAGAACCGGCCTGGACCGGTGTAGGCGGCGAAGATGTTGCGGACTGTTGCACGCATGGAAAAATCCTCCGTTGCTGGGATATAGGTGAGACGCAACTCGGGACTGAACTGGTGCCGCGTGAATGACGCCCACGGGCAGGCGAAACGCGGTCACACATCGGGCCGGGCGCGAGAGAGGGCGGAGTGCAGACCGGCTTGGTATCGGGATGCACACTCGATCACGCCCGGCCCGATGTATGGCCGGTGACTGGACGCTGGACTACGGCGCGGCCCGGTACTCGGGCCGATGCTTAGGGTTTGCAGGCGGAGTGTACTCCGCCATGAACCGGCGCAGGCGCTCGACCGTGCCGAGGCGCGGATCAGCACCATCACGGAACCGCGTGACGAAGGCCGGATCATTCAATGCGCGTTCGCCGAGCGCCGTCTGCGTCATGCCTGACGTTGACAGGAAATCGTCGATCGCTTTGAGCAGGGTCTCTCGTGTATCCATGCACGCATAGTATTTGGGATTAGCCAACCGCGCAAGTTGCAAGCCGGCAACAGGTTCGCCCGTCCCCTCATTTTAATTTGGGGCGCCCCAATTTTACGGTTGCGCCGTTGGGAATCTCCAATTAACGTCTTAGTCATCAGCGGCGCGGTGCCGGCCTCTCTGGCCACCTCGAACCCCTAGACCGGGGTGGCATCTCCGGGCCGGAGCACTTCCCCAGGTTGCTCACGCAGACCGCGCCGCTGATGCTGAAACACGCGAGCCGCTACAGCGGGGGCTGATTGTGCGGCGGTTCGCAGAGGGCGGGGAGGGCCTAACAAGCCCTCCCCGATGCCCGCAAACCCACAACGGAGCGAAAAATGAAACAGTCACTCGGAGAAGCACTGCCGGAGGCCATCGCAAAGGTGAGTGAGTGGATCGGCCAGCAGGAAACGCAGGCCAAGGAGATGGACAAACTAAGCCCCGGAGCCGGGGACGGCTACTGGTTCATGGCTCGCGTCGTTCGCGTCAAGCGCGACATGGCCCTGGCTGCGATGCAAAGCGGCGATGTTGTTGCGATGATCGCCGCGTACCAGGAGATCAAGCCGGCGGTCGATTTGGCGACGGCCGAGTAACACACCAAGGACGCGCCATGCACAAATCCAGCAACAGATGCGACACCGCTTCTCGGCACCTGATCCGAGCCTTTGATCTGGCCGTAGCAGCCAAGCACCAGCCAGTCGAATTCATCGCCGACAGCATCGAGGCCGACGTGATCAAGGCGCTGTCGAATGCGTGCCGAGCACTTGGGCTCAAGGCAATCGCTTACGAGGAATACGGCGCACTTCTCGACGCGCAAACCAAGCTGGAGCGCGTGGCATGAACGTGACGCCTAAGCAAATGAAAGTACTTCGTGCCGTTCGAGACCTCTACGCAATGCGCGCCGAGTATCCAGACCACCACATGATAGCGGTTGAGTGCGGGCAAAAATACAGCACGTCAGGTTGGGCACACGCGCCGTTGCGCAAGCTGTCGGCTATGCGTCTCGTTTCGAGCGTAGGGAAGCCTTCTCCGTGGAGCGGGCGACGATGGAAGATCAACGAAAGCGGCTTAAAGCTGATCGGTGACCAGTGACTGGAGGGACGGCAACATGATTATCGAACTGCAGGACACCGCAGATCGCATGATTAGCCTCGCCGTGGAACTCGACAACGGCGAGTTGCCGGAAGTGTGGACGCGAGAGGCAATCGACGCAGGCCGCGCCATCGTCGAGGCGACCAAGCGCATGGATCGTTTGATGACCGACATGCGGCGAGCGCTGGCCAGTCAGCCGCGAGCACCGACAGAGGATCACCCGTTCCTGTCGAAGGCTCAACTCGGGATCGTGTCATGATCGGCCCGTTCGGCACTGCCGGTCTAATATTCGCAATGTCTCTGGCGTTCGGTGCGCTCGTGTATGCGCTCGACGAATTTGATGTGGTGGTGTGGATGCGTGAGTTGGTGGTCGATGTGTTTGCGACAATTCTTGTTTTGCTGATCGTCGCAGGATGCGCGGCGATCCTGGCCGCTACGGCATAGGTGGGGACATATGGCCGAAGTCATCGATATTCGCGGCAAGCTGCCGCCTCCGAAATTCAAGCCGATGCTGGTGCCTTCCGAGCGAGTGGAGGCATACGAGTCGGCTCCGGTAGAAGTACAGATCGCCGACCAAGTTGAGATCATCGCGACCCACGCTCTGCTGCTCATCAAGCTGTGCCTCGGCGTCGAGCGAATGCGCGAGGAAGTATTGCAAGCGATCATCATCGCCGAAAAACGGAACAAGTCTCCAGCGTAGAGGACAACCCAATGACGGACAACAATGCTACGCAAGCTCTCTCCAATCCTCCCGCTGTTCGGCCTGGCTCTCATGTCGTCGCTGATGGCGACAGCGCTCGGGGCGGTCATGGCGGTAACGCTGTTGCCGTAAGGACTGGCATTGCCGGCATCGTACCTCAGACGCTCGATGACGTGTACCGGCTGGCAACTGCCATCGCGAAGTCTGGTCTTGCCCCGAAGGATTTGCGCACGCCAGAGGCTATCACTGTCGCGATCATGACCGGGCTAGAGTTGGGGCTACCGCCTATGTTCGCGCTCAACAAGATCGCGGTAATCAACGGGCGCCCGACGTTGTGGGGTGATGCCATCCCAGGGCTGCTATGGTCGCGGGGCTTCAAGCTGCGCGAGTGGACAGACGGCAAGAACGACGACCGCGCAGCGCATTGCGAGATCATACGCCCTAGCGGCGATGTCATAGAGCGCGGCTTCTCTGTTGCCGACGCCAAGGCTGCTGGACTTTGGGGAAAGCAAGGACCGTGGAAACAGTTTCCTGATCGAATGCTCGCAATGCGCGCCCGCTCGTTCTGCGCTCGTGACGGCGCTGCAGACGTTCTCGGCGGACTGTACGTCGCCGAGGAAATCGACGGCGGCACGCTCTACGCCGAAGGCCACTCGGAGCAGTTCAAGCGCAAGAGCAGCGCCGCCGCCAAGCGCGACGGAACCGACGTGAAGTTCAACGAACTGACATCTAGCATTGACGCCGCAGAGTCGGCCGATGATCTGATGCAGCTCCGCGTCTCTCACATGGACCGCGACGGGAACCCGTGGGACGGCATGCCGATGCGCTGGAACGACATGCTGGAGGAAGCATTCGCGGTTCGCGCTAAAGACCTCGGTATCGACATCGGCGAGGCGATGCAATGACCATCGACGAACTCATCACCCGTATCGACGACGCCAAGGACGCTTTGCAACGCATCGACGCTAGCGAAGAAGCTGCCGTTAAATTCTCGCTCTTACGTCATTTGCGCATGCTGCGGATCATTCTCGACAGCGGCGATCTGCACCAGACGCGCCGCAAGATGGCACGTTCAGCTTATCGCATGGGAACCGCAGCTCTTGGACTGGATGACGTGGCATGAGCGACCGCCGCCGGCCACCTGGAGCCGAAGAAATAGACCGCGCTGTGGAATTCCTCGTGCATTCTGCCGGCGACATCGGCAGGGCGAAGGAGCGAGCCACGAAGGCAGAGAAGATGCTCGGACACACCGAGGCTCTGATGACCGTGGCCAGCGATGAGAAGAGCGCAGCGGCTCGCCAGACCGAGGCAAGGTCGTCTGACAGATACCTGGAAGCGATCAACGAGCACGCCGAAGCCACTGGGGAACTGGCAAAGCTCTACAGCCTCAGAGAGGCTGCCGTTATGAAGATCGAGGTGTGGCGGACAGAGTGCGCGACGATGCGCTCTTATAAGGGTTGAACATGAGCGGCACCCGCAAGATATCCAGCTTCAAGAGCTTCCTGCAAGGTGTTCCGAGCACGGGGCCGAACGTGCAACCCATGCACTCGTGGGATCAGCTCGCGAAGGCGATCCGCGACACTCAGAACTATCTCGTCACGGCCCAGGCGGACGAAGCGCGCTGCGAGCAAGAACTCGACGACGCGCGGAAGGAACGCGAGAACGCCGAGAAGCTGTTCGAGGAAGCGAAGTCGATGTGGGCTCAGCGCTCGCTCGATCTGTTGGGTGTCAAAGTGGAAACCAAACCGGAGACGAAGTGATGGCAATCGCATTGAAAGAGCGCACGGGGACGAAGCACAAAGTGCACATCGAAGTGACGACGGTGACGCCCGACATTGCCAAGGCGTGGCTCGACAAGAACCTGAAAAACCGCAAGATCACCGAGCACACGATCAAAAAATACGTGTCCGACATGAAGCGCGGCGCGTGGCGTCTGTCGGGCGATGCCATTCGCTTCTCCCGCGACGGCACACTGCTCGACGGCCAGCATCGGCTTGTGGCGTGCATTCGCGCTGGCGTACCGTTCGAGACGCTCGTCGTGTACGGGCTCGACGACGACGCGCGCGACGTGATGGATACCGGCAAGTCGCGGACGATTGCCGATGTTCTCGAATTTCACGGCATCACGAACTCGCGTCGTGTGTCGTCGGCCGTGCGGCAGTTGATCGTCTACAGGGACGGATACGCCACTGTACGATCTGCATCCATCTCGCACTCGGAAGTCCTGACAGCACTCTACGCGCACCCGAACATCACGAAGTCGGTAGCCGTGTCGGGTAACGTCATTCAACGGTTGCCGCTCGCCGGCTTAGGCTTTCTGCACTACGCCGCATCGTTTTTTGCCGGCCAGAAAGAGGCTGCCGACGCCATGATCGACGTGCTGCGAACGGGCGTACCGAGCTACGACGGTGACGCCATGCACGCTTTCCGCGAGCGCCTGTTGCGCCGTCACGCCGAAGGCGACCGGGGCAATCAAGACGCCAACACGTTTACGCTGTTCTACGCATGGAATGCGTTCGTCGATAAGAAGCCGTTGAACGTCGTGCGCTGGCAAAGCAGTCCCGTTGACATCTCGGGCGCGGATCGGAAAAAGCTGTAAATGGCCATGAAACACATCAAAGGACTACGTATCGACGAAGACGGCGGAGCCGGCAGCGTCAGGTTGCCGGCGTCGTTCCTTGCCGAAAGCGCTATATTCCGCGCCGATGTACTGCAGGACTGGATCGGAGAACTTACTGTCTTATACGATGCCGCAAGGTTGCAGGTGTTCGACGAATGGGCCGAAGCGCGCGCCAAGGAGGCTTATGGCAATGACCCATGACCCCTACGCCGTCACCCCGCGCAAGACGCTGACGGCCAAGCAGAAGCTCAAGCTGTTCGTCGATCACGGCGGCATCTGTTGCGTGTGCGGCGGCAAGATCGACGGCGTGCACGAGGCATGGGACGAGCACATCAATCCGCTCTGGCGGGGCGGAACGAACGACACAGACAACAGAGGCGTTGCGCATGCGAAGTGTGCGCGCGCCAAGACCTCACACGAGGCCGGAGAAAAGGCACGGGGCGAGAAAGCGGCAGAACGGCACTTCGGATCGAAGAACACTCGAACCCCGATGCCTGGATCGCGGGCCTCGAAATTCAAGCGCAAGATGAACGGGACAACGGTGCTGAGATGAGCGAAACACTGAACCAGCGCCGCCTCGCCGATCTCTACGTACTCCGCGAACTCCAGCACGGGCCGCGCGTGCTTCTCGGAACGACGACCGCCTGCCATATCCGCAAGCTGTCACAGCGCGGACTCATCGACCCGGCCGGAGCCGACGAACTCAACCGGCGCACGTATCAGATCAACTACAACGGTCTGCGGTTCCTCAGCGTCGGTCGAAGCGTCGGTTAGTCGGTTACTAACCGACGCTGCATGATTTATTAACCTGCCGGTTTCAGGCCGCGCGGACCGGCAGGGTACTGCACTAGCCAAGGCCGGACGCCGTGCTCGGAGCCGTCGCCAAGGCAGTCTCCTATTTCTTGTCCTTAATCCTATTCAACCGCTCGGCGGCGCTGGCCGCTTCATCGAATGTTTCGAACAACGGCAGGTCGATGTCGTCGCATCCCCAAAAACCACCAGCCAAGACCACCTTGAACTTTTCACGTCGCGTGGCGCTGCGGCGCACGCTGTAATGCAACCTTGGCATCCGCCACCGCTCCTCTTTCGTCATGCTACTTTCCGCGCTCGCCTACTGGCTAGAAACTGCTTGCAGTCGTGGGCCACTTTATCGGCGTATGCGGCTTGGAGCCGAAACATGTCACCGAAGCGGAACGACGCATCAGCTAATGCGCGCATCTCGCCACCAAGCGCCTCAAGCTCGTCGTCGTCGAGATGGTCGCCGACTTGGTAGACCTCAAGGCATTTCGCTACATGGCGCATCATCACCCTCCTTCACTGGACGCCAACGCTGCGGGGGATTCCGCAGCGGGTGCAGTACATATCCGGCGTCAACGCGCACTTCGCCCAATTGTGTCGGCACCGCTTCGGCGTCCGCGCGCCGGGATCATACTCGCCGTCAACCCAATCCTTTACGCGCTCCATGTAGGCAGGCGTCACCTTGCCTTCGTAGCGGACCAGGAACGACAACAGGTCGTGTGCCTTGTCGAGCGCGGCGCACGCTGCGGCTAGAATTTCCTCCTGCACGTCGGCTGCGTCGCCGCCAGATCTGTCGTGCTTGCTCATGGCCGCTCCTTCACTTCGAGTTTGCCGGCGGGGCGCGCTCCATCGGGACGCCCACCTGCTTGACCATTGCCGCGACTGCTCGACAGTCGTCCGCCGCTTCGCTCGCCTTCGGCCAGTTGTAGCCAGCGTCATCGAGACGGCGCGCAAGGCCAAGCAGAAACCCTTCGACGAAGGCGAGCTTCGCCTCGCTCGTTGATGCGTGCGGCACGTTCTCCGATCCTTCAATCATAGTCGCTCCTCAGTTGGACGGCCAAGCCGTCGCAAACTCAATCATCTTGGCTTCGTCATCGAAGCCCCACCACGTCCAGCCGTCTACAGTCGCGCTGCCACTCTGCCACGCTCCCTTGCGTCCACTCGGCCACCACGCTTGCTCGCCCCACCTGTCACGGCACCACAGCATCATGTCCATGCGACGGGCATTGTCGCGAGACGGGCTGTCGAACACGTCCACAACCCACGGCGTCATGTCCCAAACCTCATGAGCGAGCGCGACATCTTCCGCGCCGCGCGCCTCGTTCCATAAGATGATCGATCGATATAGATCGGTGGCCAATACCAGCTCC